TGATTTTAATTTTATCTTGTATTTTGGTTATAATAATAATAATCGTCATATATATGATTACAAATAATATTAATGTTAATAATGATATCACATATCATATGAAACCACAACATAGTGTTCAACTACCACATCAACATAATGAACCAATACAACATCCGTTTAGAAGGAAGTTAAACCATAAACACATTAAATCAAAATCAATTTTTGTGTCACCAAAAATAAAACATTCATCAATTAAAGGACTCATTGATGAGTTAAAAAAACAAATTGATCAAACAAAAATAGGTAAAAAAGTTGATGGGCAATATAAATTATCATCAATAAATAAACCCATATATATAATAAAATTATTTTTTAGTGATAACTGCCATCATTGTGTTAGTTTTAAACCAATTTGGAACAAAATGAAAGAAAAATACGCGAATCGATTTAAATTTATTGATATTAATTGCACGTATAATGCTCCAGAATTTTCATATGTTAGTGGATATCCAACTATATCTATTTATGATACACATGATAGATATATCAGCAATTATTCAAAAGTAAGAACAATCGAAACATTTAATGAATTTTTATCATCGTTGAAGTAACTTAAATTTATTTATATATCATAATATATAAATAAATGTTAGAAATATGTCCTTATAAAAATAATATAAGTTCACAAATTAAAAAATTTCATGTCACTAAAAACGATGAAATTTTAAAATTCAAAATTTGTAATTTATCATCACCTTTTGGAAGAAAAACAGATTCTGATCATAACACATCTTATTCGCTGCATCAACATAGATTAAATATTGAATTTAATCATGAAGATTTAAAAAATAATAAAAAATCATACGAAGAATTAACAAAAATCATAAGAGATATCGAACAATATTTTAAAGAATTTGACGAACTTAAAAATATGGAACTTGTTTCTAATATCATAAATAGGGATGGGTATGGTATTGTCATTAGATTTCATCTAAAAACATTTAAAAATAAAACAACAACTCCGCTAACACATTGCGTTAATGGCGAAACGTCTGATGTTGAATGGGTACAATTTAATAAAAATAATAAGTTTAATATTGATTTTCATCCTGACTGTTTATGGATTGATGAAAATAATAAAAAATTTGGTATTAGTTTTGTCATCGATAGAGTTTTTCAAATGATTTTATAGTTTGCTAAAATTTATATATCGCTTGATGTTTCGGTTTTTTCTTCTTTTGGTTTTTTAACACGTGGCGTTTTTACTTTCTTTTCACCTTTTTCTGATGAATCTTTTGGTTTTCTTTCTTTTTTGGTTGAATCTTCTGATTTTACAGATGATTCTTTCTCAATTTTACGTTTTTCTCTTGCCTTCTCAACTAATTCCTTCAATTTCGGAAGTAATTTCTTCATTTTTTCAACTTCCTCCGATGTTGTCACCTCCTTGAGTTTTAATGATCGTTGCATGTTACTTAAATTAGCAAATTTATCTTTTACCATCTGATAAAGTCCAGCTTTTATATATCTTGCATCATCTTCAGAATATCCCATCTTTTTAATTATTTCAATAACTTCGGCATGTACATCTGTTGAAGGTTTATTTTGTCTAGATGATAAACGTTTAGATGAGCGTTTCGATGATTTAGTTGAACGTTTCGATGATTTAGTTGAACGTTTCGATGATTTAGTTGAACGTTTCGATGATTTAGTTGAGCGTTTAGATGACAGTTTAACGCTACCAGCGTGTTGTTTAGCAATAATATCAAATATACCTAAAGTATCTGATGCGGATACATTTGATTTTTCTGTATCTTTTTGTGAATTTTTTTTAGATTTATCTTGTCTTTTAATTTTACGTCTTCCCATAACTTCTTCTGCTCCGCCAACTTGATATTGTTTTTTGGCATCAACATAATTTTTTTCTAAAAATTTCAAAAAATCTGCGGTATCAATTGTACTTGATGATGCGTCGCTTCCAGTGAAATTAAATGTTTGTTGTTGTGCTGGGACTTGTTTTGATTGCAAAAATACTGGTGTCTGAATATCTTCAGATGTGGCTGACATAATTGGTAATTTTATTTCTGATTCTGTGTCAGTGAATTGAATAATTTCATCATTTTTATTTGCGATGCTAAGATTTGCGCCCATCATGTGGAATTTCTTTGTGAGATCTTTATAACCTAATAATAGAGTTAAATGAGATGGTGTGTTACCATCAACGTTTTGATTATTGAGGACTTTTTCTGTAAGTTCTTTCTTAGATTTTAAATAATTTAATAATATATCAACTCCTTTGAAATCTCTGTTTAGAATCATAGTTTGAAGAAGATTATTACCGTTTTCTCCTTTAGCGAGTATTAAACCATCAACACCATTTACTAATATTTCATGAATCACATTTTTAATGCTTTCATTGTTGTAACCGCCAAATAACACGTTTTTAAATATTTGATCCTGTGACATTATATTAATTATATATATTATATATACATTTTTTTTACATATTTAAATATTTAAAATATCCAAATGTAAAAAAAATGTATATATAATATATATAAATTATCTAAATGCTCAACGATAATAATCTTTTACTTATAATCCTAATCGGTTTCGTTTTGTTCTGGATTTTCTATATGAGTCCCGCAAAAAAGATAGAAAAATATGAACAGCCCACAGAAACATATAAAAATGAAGTCGAACATTATGAATCAACATCACCTAAAGTTTCAAGCCCATTAATAAATAAAAAAAATATATCCGATTCTGATCTTATAGAAAAATTATACGCACAACATACATCTAAAAGTCCTAAATCACCAATTAAAGTCCCAAGAAAAGCATATTCAAGTAAAGTATCACCAAATAGCAAACAAATGTTAATTAATAAACCATCATTAGCTGGCTATGGCGGTAATACTACATCTGATAATGAAACTCGCAGAAAAGAAGCTAAAGAAATGGCTAAACAATTCGTTTCAGATAAAAAACAAAAAATGTATCCACAAGATAATCCAATTGGTATGAAAGATTATCAATCCTTCGATGATACAGCCGATTATATGCTGTTATCTAAAGATAGCATGCCTGACCCTAAATTCAACAAAGTTATGCCAGTTGATGTCCGCCCAACTTTACAATCATACGATCTTCTCCCTATTGAAGAAAACAAAGACTGGTTCGATGTGCCAAATAAAGAATTCAATTTAATGCAAGCCGTGGATCTCGAAGTCCCTGAAATTAAAATCGGTGTCGATACAGTTGGTCAATCCAGAAAATGTGCCACCTATGATATCCGCGCGAGACCTTCATGCCCTAAATACGTCGTAGGTCCGTGGAATAATTCTACGATTGAGGCTGATTACAACATAAAGCCGATGTGTTAAATAAATTCGTGAAAATTTATAATTTTTTGATTGTTAAAAAATTATAAATTAAATTATTTCACCTTAAAGTATTTTCCATATGGCACATCGGTAATAAAATCATGCCATTTTTCATATAAATCAGGTTTTGTCATACTATGCATTTTTTTGTTATAATTATTTTGTTGATGTGCCATCCACATTCCTAGCGCCTTAATATTAACATCTTTATCATGTGATGGTGGACGTTTGTCGTTATCATCAATATATTTTTTTAATTGATCAAATTTATCATTCCATTCATCGTCATCAGAACGAAAATATTTTTTATATTTGTTATCATTAATAAATTTCGTCCATTGGTCATAAATTTCTTGATTTGCCATTATTTGTAATTTTTTGACATAATTTTTAAGTTGAGTCCCAATCCAATAACCTAACGCTATTATTTCTTCATTTTTATAGGGGCGGACGTCAATAAATAATATAATTCGTGCGACGAATTATATTATTTATCTAGACCGGACGTTTATTATGTTCATCAATATATTTTTTAACTTGATTTAATTTATCATACCACACATCATCACACGACAAAAAATATTGTTTATATTTATCTTCGTTAATGAATGATGTCCACTTATCGTAAATAATTGGATTAGACATATTATATCGTTTAATCTTATAATTACATATTTGTGTTTCGACCCATCTTCCTAAGACCTTGTTATCGTTATCTAATCTATTTGGTCGTTTATCATATTTTTCGATATATTGCTTAACTTGATTTATTTTTGCATCCCAAATTTCATCACTATTAATTATAATACCCATGCTATCAAAAATCATTTCGTATCTATATTGTCCAATATTATTTTCATCATCATTTTCATTTTCAATATCTATTTCTTCAATATCAATGTAACCACCTAAAAGTTTACCCTCATATGATTTTCTCACACGGCTGTCATTCTTAGCTATGATTCTAAGAAAATTATTTATATTTAATGCATCATCATCCGCAGAGTATGGAAGAATAATTTTCGCGTATTTTTTCATAGGATGCAAACGTAATGCTCTACCAATTATTTGTATCAAAGTAGTTTTTGAACTTGGAAGATGCATAAAACATACACCATTCGTTATTGGTGCATTGTAACCTTCAACAAATATTCGTACATTAACCAAAAATGGAATTTCGCCATTTTTATATCGTCTAGTGATATCATTTCGTTGTGTTCTTGATGTTTCACAATCGACATATTCTGATGATCCTTTTTGAATTTCATTTAATAATTTATTTATTAATTTACCTTCTTTTCTTGTTTCACAGTAAATGATTATCGATTTATAATTATGTATCAAATATTTACATATATTTTTATTGGTTGGATCATCCGAAAATATTGGTATTCTAATTGTATAATCACATAAATATCCTTTTTCAATCATCTCTCTAATGTCCTTTCTGTAACATAAAAATCCATCGACGTCATCAATTGTCGCCGATAAATATACATTGTTGTTATATTTTGTCATTTCTCTTATCGTATCAATATATGTTCCTTTAATTTCTTCGTCTTCTTGTTCATCATCTTCTTTTGGTTGTATGTCATCATCTTTTAATTGTCCGTCATCATCTTTTGCTTCTATCATATAAATAATTGGTTTATTAACATGATGTGCTTCATCAACAAATATTTTTTCAAAATCAACACAATATGGTTTAACGATTTCAACACTATTATAAACACATATAGTGATATTTTTAGTTTTATCAAATATTGTTTTATTATCACCAACGATTTGTATTTTATTTTTTAAGTTAGGATAAACATTTATTATTTCATCTTGCAGTTGTTCGGTTAAAACGATGTAAGGAACCATAACCAAATATTTTAGATCATTAACTATAGAATTAATTATAATAATATTTTTTCCGGTCCCTGTCGGGAGGCAACATATGATATTTTGTTTATTGTTCTTAATTAAATTTACGCATTCAAGTTGATAATCCCTCAATATAATTTCATTAACGTGTTCAAGTTTAACGATTGGTGGATTTCTTAGTAAGTTATCACAATATAAAATTATTTCATTTTTGTTGATCGGAACATCAATAAATAATTTTTTCCTTACTAATAAATTTTTCGACAAAATACAATCGTCATTACGAGATATCATTAATTTGTTCCATCGTATAATTGGTTGTTGATCGATATTGTCATACATATTTTGACTACCAAAAAATGTAGCACCCGTGCTAGAGCACGTCCGCAACGCGGTAAGTGCCTACACGGCTACCGCCGTTCCGGTACATTCTTTCCATGTCAAACTATTTTTTCGCAACTTACATTGAACAATTGTGTCAACTAAATTACAGGCATCAATCCCACTATCACTATGGCTCATTTTATTATTTTCTTTAAATGTTAGATCAATTTCGTCATACATATAAAAAATTTGATCATATAATTCCTGTAATTTAATACACGAATAAAATTCAAATATTTTTGCTAAATCATAATTTGTTAACTCATCTTTATTTTTTCCAGATGCAAGTAAATCTTTATAAAACTTGCATATATTGTAATCATACTTATTATTAAGCATATATACCAAATAATATTTAATCAATACTATTTATATTTAATAAATTCAATTTTAATGCACATCACACGACATAATAATATAAACAAATAATTATCATGTTAGTTCATATGTTAAGAATACAAATTTTAATTTTCTTTATATTATTATGTCGTGTGATGCACATAAAAAAAAAAGAATGTGATAATCATATTAATACTGTACCGAAAAATGTGCCTTCGTTTTATGAGCGACAGAAAAAAAAAGATATAGACGAATATTTATCGAATTTTAATGATCCATTAGTACGTTTTGGATCGGATACGTATAGATTATGCGGAAAATGTGCGAATCATGATTTCAGAGAATTACCATCATGTCCAAAAATAACAATTTCACCATGGATGAACTCAAGTGTTTGTTAAAAAATATTTAGCGTTTTTATAAAATATTTTTTCTATCATGTTTAGTTATATACGGATATACTAAATGGACGAAAATAAAAATATAGATGATAACAATAATGATGAAGCAAAAGATGATGATAAATTAGATATTGATGCTGATACTGAAACGATGAATAATCAGTTACATGAAGGCATGAAGAAAGTAAATAAAAATGTGGATGGTGATGAGCCACCAAAAAAAGAAATACGAGTTGATAGGGATATGGTAAGGACATTAATAACAGAATGGTTAGCGTTAGATGATCAAATAAAGTTTTGTAAAGAAACAATAAAGGATAAGGGTGATGAAAAAAAACAATACGAAGATAAAATATTAGAATTAATGGATGTATTACATCAAGATGTTATTATAACAAAGAAAGGAAACATATCAAAAAATGTCAAACAATCGAAGAGTCCATTAACATCAGATCTAATTAAAGCCACATTATTTGATATTCTCAAGGATCAGGGAACAGCAGAAGAGTATACAAATCGAATTATAGAGCGAAGAACAATGAAAGAAAATGTCTCACTCAAACGTGAAAAATTCGAAGTTAAAAAGAAGGTGCCAGAAGATAAGAAAAAGAAGATATAATTTCAAACCTTAAATAATTAATTTGTATTTAATTATTTAAATTCTCAGATAATGATATTATATATGCAACATCAAAAATTACCATATAAACCACCAACTAAACCATATATACCACCTAGTAGATATCCTGACACTAGACCAGTATCAAAAGAAATTTTTAAAACAGAAGATTTAAATTTAAATAATGCTATGATTAGTAATATCCAATCAGCTAATCCATCAACAATATTATCATATTTTCAATCCAATATTAATACTAATATAAAAGATAAAGATGGAAATACTCCAACACATTTAATTATTGGTTTAGACGATAATAGGATGAATCAAAATCAAAAAATTGATTTGTTAAAACAATTAATGAAACAACCATTTAATATTAGTTTAGACACAGCAAATAATTTTCAAGAAACACCAGTTCAATTATCAGTCAAAAAACAATATAGCAAAATGACAGAATTTTTATTAATGAATGGTGCTGACCCATCCAAAGTAAATAATTATCATCAAAATATATTACATTTAGCATTAATCCCAAATATTACGTCATGCGGTAAAAAAACTACTCCAGATTCAATAATTCACGTAGAACAATCGAATGAAGACAGTAATATTTTACACAACGAAATATTATCAATATTGTACAATCATCGTGATGAATATAATAAGGCAATCGAAACTATACGTAAACATGCAAGAAAGTTAGGTGAATATTATGAAAATTATCATAAACTTCAATTTAAGCGATTAAACGATGAAACTTTATTGACAATTGATTCACCAATTGAAACAACTATAAAGGATATACAAAATGTGATGCTCAAAAATATACTAGATCCAAATGCTAAAATTAGTGAAATAAAGAAAAAAACTAATGATCAAATCATCAGATCAATTCAATTAATGACAGAAGAATATGATAAATTTATTAGCGAGGGATTGTCAAAAATTAATATTGAAAATAGAAAATTATTGAAGCTAAATGAAACTAATCCGTTGAATATAACGAACATAATTTTGGATAAAAATAACACAAAAACAACTGTCGAACAAAGATTCGAAAATCTTAAAAAACAGACACAAAGTAAAGTATATGATAATATTGATTCATTATTTAAAATATTTATGATAAAATATGGAATTAAAAGAAACAATGTTAATACAGCAATGAAACCAATATATATAACACAATTATCTGGAATGGTAACAAGAATTAATAATGTTTTATTGTATGCAACTAATGCGTCATTTATTGATGGCTCAGCAACACCAGACGAATATAATACATTATTTGATAGTTTCGCTACTAGTTTCGAACGTATTATGAACAGATATTATTTTTTATTTACGTCCAATGAAAATATTAATATTAAAAATTTTTATGTTGCATTCGCAAAAAAAATTCGTTTCGCTGATGATAATGCAAATGAGAAATTTTTTCAACAAATGTCATCACACAACGAACTAAAAAAAACATTAACGAAAATCATTGATGATATTATTATATCGGGAAATGGTGCATATATTAAATTTATGTCATATTTATTTAATTCAGATTTATATTTCGATGTACCGACAAATAGCAGTAATGATGCTATTATAAAATTTTACAATATGATGTTAATTGGACAACGTGAATTGATGGTAAGGGATCAACCCCTCGAAATGAATGAACCAAATTATAATTTGGGACAATTAGATCCAGAAGATGTTAGCGATGTCGAAAAAGTTAAAAAAATTAATGAATTATTACCGTCATTAATACGAAATCTTAATTTATGGATGTCATTAAATAATTTAACAATTAAACGACAATTCGATATGACAAATGATAATATATATGAAATGGCAAATTGTGGAGCTTTTGCGTGTAAACAACTTAAATTATTTATTTTACGAAATAATGGTAAAAGTGGTAACGCACGAGGATATGATAATATTGATGTCACAAATAATATGTTAATAACAATATCACATCCGAATCTTATCGATAATAATAAAATTGATGGGTCAATTGAAAATATTGATTTTGTGCCGAATATATTTAATACGGAATCAAAGGATGCTGATTATATGAATTTATTAAAACAGAGATTTATATCTTGGTTCATTGAAAAAGGAATATGTTACAATGATGTTGAAGCGACGATGATAAATCATTTTAAAAATTTAGAAGAGATGACTGAAAATGATCGAACATTAAAAACTACTGCAACATTAGTGAAATTTTTGGATATGTTGTTTATTAATACAGCCAAAAATGAGATATTATTAATTGCGGTTCGTAAAATCAAGGATACATTAATAAAGGGCAACGATGAAACGACAAAAAAATTCACTGAAAATGTTGTTAAATTATTGGATGCTGTTTTAGCTAAAACAAATGTTCAATTAAAATTAGATAAACAACTTAATGATTTAGTGTATATACAAACAAAGTCTAGCGATAAAATAAATGATATGTATCATATACAAAATATAATTGATGAACAACATATAACAAAAATATTTGATCAAACCGACGAAAATAAGCCAACAGAAATTAAGCAATGTGAGCAACTTACAGAAAAAGGTGATTGTGTTGATGGCAAAGAAAATAATTATTTAGTGTATCAGCCAAAAGATTATAATAATGTTGATATTACGACAAATCAAATACGTAAATGTATGTTTAATACAACTGATATGATAAAATCTATATTTAAAAATGCAAAATCATTAGATTATTACAAACTCGATACAAATGGTTTTATGCCAATATTTTACGCTATCCAGTCGAGTAATTATATGATAATAAAAAGTATGTTCGAAATTATTGATCCGAAAAATGGGGAACAGAACTCTATTAACAGAATTCCATTATTGACACCAATAAATCAAATATTAGGGTCACCAATTAAATATGCCTATGATTTAATGAAGGAAACATGTGACACTAGACCTGATTATGGAATATTAAATATAACATTTATAAATAATTTATTATTGTCGTCTGACATTAAATATAATATTCCGACTGGATACTATGATAGATACAAAGAAAATGTGTATATGTTTAATGAATTACTTAAAAATCATAGTTACAATTTTGAAGGATTATTGAATGTTGACAATAATAAATATTGGTTTGATGATCAAATTAAATTACCAACAAATAAAATTTCATCTAACACTATCAATTATGATTATGGATATATCAATAATTTTAAGGATGATATTGAAAAAATAGAACTCATGATCCATAAAGGAAAAACAATTAATGATCAACTAAAATCATTAAATAATATGAAACCAAATATGCACACAAAAATAAATGAAATACAATATATTGTTAAAATATTGGAAGAAAAATATAAAGTACCAAGATTATATAAATATGTAGATCATAGTAGACCAACAATGTTAACGTCATCGTCAATAAAGGAATCAAATGCGTATTATCATATTTTAATTGCAACAGGAATAATGAGCATAAAAGACATTTTACAAATTTATTTCAAAAATTTAGTTCTTAAATCATTATATGCGTCTAATTTATTTAATTTTAATTTTAAAAATGATAATGATATATTAAGTAATCAATTAACAGACGTCATTAATAAATTCGTTGAATCAAATATATTTGATCTCGTAAAATTATATTATATGGTTAAACTTGATCAATTTGATAATTTAATTCAGACACAAAATATTGTTGAAAGCTACATATCACGACAAATTGATCAATTTGTTCAAAATGGTATAATTGGAATATCAGATCAAGATTCAAATGTATATAGTAATTTAAAACAATATGTATCAGCACATATTGTTGAATTATTATCAAAAACATTGGATTATAATAATGCTATGTTAAATGTTTTTCATAAGTGGGTGATTAATGTATATCATAGTTTAAGGACATTTGATGAGTTGACTAATCTTTAATATTTTCATTTTCGGCAAGTTCTTCATATATTTCTATAGTAAATGAATTATCTTGATTGTTGAAACAATATAAATTATTATCTGGTGTGTAAAATAAAAATGATATATCATCTAAGCTTGATATGGCTGTTGAAATCGTATCATTTATCTGTATATATTGATCATATATAATCGATCCCGGACTTCCTGACAAAAATAGTTTAGCGAATACACCAGTTCCATCTCGTATATTAATTATGGAATTAAATATCGGAGATGTGATGAATATATATGGATATGTATTAAAATTAAGAATTGGTATATTTGTGTTGACGATGCCAACAGAATTAATTATAGAATTATTAATATAATATGTATTGTTTGTTATAATTTTATCAAAAATTGTGATCGAATCACTGTCGCCAACATTCGTATAACCCAATATATTCCCAAACGTATCACTATAGTTAAACATTAGTCTAATCGTTAACGGAAATGTTATATTAATTGCGTCTCCACCATGATTATCTTCATTTGGTTTAATACCTTTAATTGCATTGTAATATGGTAATTTAATTTTATAACTATCATTGTCGACCACCGAATCAATAATATGTTCACCATTTATAACAGAACTAGGTATGTAATAATATGTATCAGATGTGGAATGATCATATAAATCAGTGGCATTTGATATTATGACTGTATCACCAGTTGTTAAATTATGTGATTGTTGTGTTACTGTGATCACTGTATGATTATCGATATTAGTTATATCTTTAGTAATATTATTCACATAAGTATAAGGGACTGGATTATATATAGGTAATTTAATTATATAATTATTTATTCCTTCAACAGATTCGATGATATGTTTATTATTAATAATATCATTAGGTATATTTGACACATTAATAGCTCCTGATATTATTATTACATCACCGTCAGATAAATTATGATATGGTTGTGTAATATTTATTCTTGTATGATTATCACTATATATTGTCGTTTCAACGATAATATTATTTGCTAATGTAATCACTGACATAATTTGAATAGAAAACATATTACTATCTGGGTTAATAATGATGGATGGTATACATTTATCATAATATAAATCAGCATTTAAATATTGTCCAAATTGACGATATACATTTGATATTTTTGTTATTAATTCTGCACGTAAACTAGATGCGTCATAATTTCCTGACTCAATTGTGACTGAATAAATATGATTTCCATCATCTTGAATTTGCCAATATAATATATTATTTTTCAAATTAGTTGGTGCATTTTTAATTAATGTTTCAGTATTTGGTATTTCTGTACTAACTAACTTAATTTTTTTGACATTTCTGTATGTTTTTTTTAACTCAAATGTATAGCTTGATGGATCTGGAAACCCTGTTATTTCAGATGTAATTAAACCTATTTCTATATTACCATTTCCGATACCAATATTACTATCATCATTTGATTTCGATGCATTTACTTGCATATTAATTTTAATGTAATTAGTTCCACTTTCTATTACTGTTTGATATCCTTGTTGGACATTATTTGTTATTGGGTAACTTGCGTTGATATATTTAATGTGGACACCATTATATGTTAAAATATTAATATTATAGTAACTTTTATTATATGTCACATCACTCATTGAATATATTCCGATATCAACTTTATAATTATTATAATCAATAACACCACTATTTATTATTAAAATTACGTTATGTTCAGTATTAATTCTTGATAATGGGATATTACCAATAAAATAACCAGAACTATCAGTTCCAACAACATCATTGATACTAATCATATTATTATCACCAACAAAACCATGATTTTCTTGATGAATATACATATATCTATCATTTTTAACAAACGTTAAAGTAAATGATCGTTGTGTTATTGTTATTGGAATTAAACCGGATAATGTGATATTAGTGTCAACTTTAAAACCATGATTTTCAGGTAAAGCAATTTTTAAAACAGGTGAATTTTCTTTAAAATATAATGATGATAATGATGTAACATAATAACTAATGCTATTTTGTGGGCTCTTATTACGATATCTACTATCAATGTTGATCCTGCTCATCCTATAATATTTTTCATTTTCAACAATTTGTGGTGTTTCTTTGTTTCTTGTTTTATATTTATCTTCTGAACTAATTTTATTTCTTTGTAAACTTAGTGTCGTGCCATATCTTGTTGTTGACATTGCTGTCATAAGTTCTAAATCTTTGGGAATATCTTTAATTTTCTTTTTTGTGTGAATCATTAATTTAGCATCATTATCTGTTTTGACAATGTTTGATGAAGAATTTGATGGTGCTAATATTTGATTATTTAATAATTTGTTCTCTGTGCCTTTTCGTGTTTGTGTTCTAGTTTCATTAATAAACGGCGTCGTGACTAATTGTGTTTCGTGTTGTATACTATTTATTTCATTAGGTGTGTATTTAATTCGAAAAGGATCGAAAGTGTGTGTGTCATTTTTCGGTGATTGTATATATTTATTATTTTTATTTGATTGACTCATATTAATTTAACTTATAATTTAATATCTAAAAATAAATTTATCTTAAAAAAATATCTAAATATTTATATATATATAACAAAAAATGTCAAACGAACATCCTAAAATAGACGATCAGTTAACTGAAGACGCAAAGAAAAAGAAACTCGTTGGTGGAACATGTGGAACATCTGAGGAAGGACAAACTGGTGGTGTTAAGAAAGTTGGTCGCCCAAAGAAACGTGGTTCAAAGAAGGGTTCCAAGAAAGTTTCAAAGAAAGGATCAAAGAAGGGATCTAAACGTCCAATGATTGGTGGTCGCAAGAAACGCGGTTCAAAGAAGGTTTCAAAGAAAGTTTCAAAGAAAGGATCCAAACGCGGATCAAAGAAAGTTTCCCGTAAAGTATCTAAACGCACCTCGAAAAAGTAAATTAATTTATGATATGATAATGTCATAAGAAAACTCATTTTTAGTATCAAATCATACTAAAAATATGATATTTTATTCAGTCCACCAAACATAAAAAATTTGAATTTTTTACGTTTAAAGATAAGTTATATAAAGATATATATTAATAAGTAGTGTTATCATGCCACCTAAAAAAATTGATGTATCAAAGACAAAAAAACCAGATGTTTTTATTAAAGCGAAAAAAGAATCAGACAAGGTAAATGGAAACATCGAATCGGTAAATGACGAATCGGAAACAATCAAACAAAAATATCAAAAATTAAAACCCATTGAACATATCTTAAAAAGACCAGATACATATATTGGTGATATTAAATTACAACAAGAAACGATGTGGATTTGGCATTTTACCAAAGAGAAAATAATTAAGAAAGAAATAAAATATGTTCCTGGACAATATAAAATATTTGATGAAATTTTAGTTAATGCACGAGATCAAAATAGCAAGGATAAAACTTGTACGACGATCAAAGTTAATTTTGATAAACTTGATGGTGACGATGATGGAAATTATAAGATAACGATATGGAATAATGGTAAAGGTATCGATGTCGTTGAACATCCAGAACACAAGATATATATACCAGAAATGTTATTTGGTGAGTTGTTAACATCAACAAATTATAATGATGATGAAAAAAGAACGACTGGTGGAAGGAATGGATATGGTGCGAAACTAACGAATGTGTTTTCTAAATTTTTTTCTGTCGAGACACTTGATGGTGAACGTAAATTACGATTTTACCAAGAATTTAAGAATAATTTATCGGAAAGAACACCAGCAGAAATAACAAAAATTAGTAAAAATGACGAAACATTTACTAAAATTACATTTATTCCAGATCTTTCCAAATTTAATATTGAATCATTATCAGATGATATGATTGCACTGATGGCGAAAAGAGTTGTTGATATGGCTGGTATAACGACTAAAATTAAAGTATTTCTTAATGATAAAAAAATAGAAGTTACTGATTTTAAGAAATACATCGATTTATACGTAATCGATTCAACTGATATTGATAATGATACAAATTCAGATGAATCAGATAATGATTCAGATGACAACTCTGATAATGATTCAGATGGATCAGATGATGATACTGATGCTAATGCCAATAAAAATAAAGATAATATAATATATGAAGAGTTTGGGAGATGGAGATTCGGAGTAAAATATATTCCTGATAACAATTTTGAACAAATATCGTTCGTCAATGGTATTTGTACTTATCATGGTGGTACGCATGTTGATTATGTTGTCAATCAAGTTGTTAAACGTCTTGAGGAAACTATTAAAAAGAAACATAAAGATATTAAAATTAAAACGTCAGCAATCAAAGAGAATCTAGTCGTATTTTTGGATTCAGTTGTTGAAAATCCAGCATTTGCTTCACAGACAAAGGAAACATTAACAACAAAATCAACTGAATTTGGTTCAACATATGAACCATCTGATAAATTTATTAAAAAACTTGTTGCGACAGGAATCGTCGAACAAATTGTTAATTGGGCAAAGTTGAAGGATGAAGCGACATTATCAAAATTAAGTGGTAAAAAAACATCAAGTATTAAAGGTATTCCAAAATTAGAAGATGCAAATTGGGCTGGAAAAAGTAAAGCACAACAATGTTATCTAATTTTAACAGAAGGTGATTCAGCTAAGGCTTTAGTTATGGGTGGTAGAACAGCAATTGGTTCGGATGGATCGAATATGTTTGGTGTTTATCCTTTACGTGGTAAACTTTTAAATGTTAGGGATGCGACTGTTGATCAACTTAAAAATAATGCTGAAATTTTGGATATTATTCAAATCCTTGGATTACGTCAAGGAAAAAATTATAAAGATACTAAGGATTTACGTTATGGTGGTATTATCATTATGACGGATGCGGATGTCGATGGATATCATATAAAAGGATTGGTGATGAATTTTATTCATTATTTTTGGCCGTCATTGATGCAGAATAATGATTTTGTATACACGCTTTCGACACCAATTTTAAAAGCGACATGTACTACGGGAAAAAATAAAATTGTTAAGGCTTTTTACAATCAATCTGATTACGAAAAATGGAAAGCTAAGCCTGGATCTGAAAAATATTCAATTAAATATTATAAGGGTCTTGGAACATCGACAAAAGAAGAAGCATTGGAATATTTTACTGATATAACAAAAAAATTAATAAAATATACATGGAGTAAAGGCACATATACTGACAACGAAGAAGATGATGTAAATAAAGAAGATGAAAAAGAAGATACAGAAAAAGAAAATATCGACGATGATATTATTAAACAAATATCCGAAGAAATAGAAATTGGAAATGGAAACGATGAAACAGAATTAGATACTACATCAAAAAAGAAAATAGTAGATCAAATCATCACAACAGAACAAGCCGAACAAATTGGCGATGCAATGGATAATGAAAAGGAGATGGTTTATAAAAAAGCTAAACTTATAAAAAAAATATTCGGTGTACCAACAAAATACGATGATGATTGTACTGAATCATTAACATTAGCGTTTGCTAAAAAACGAGCTGGATGTAGGAAAATTTGGTTGAAGCATTACAACAAAAACAGAATATTATCTAATGACCAAAAAATAGTTCCAATTCCTGATTATATTCATAAAGAATTAATTCATTATTCAAATGATGATAACGATAGATCTATTCCATCGATTGTTGATGGACTAAAACCATCAACACGAAAAATTTTACATGGTGTCATATTAAGAAGATTATTTAAAAGAGAAAATGAAATTAAAGTGGCTCAATTATCTGGATTTATTTCTGATAAAACATGTTATCATCATGGCGAAGATAGTTTGAATGGTGCGATAGTTGGTATGGCTCAAAATTTTGTCGGATCAAATAATATTAATATATTATTCCCGTCAGGTCAACATGGGTCAAGACTTGAAGGTGGTAAAGATTCTGCGGCACCAAGGTATATTTTCACATATTTGGAAGAACTAACCAGATTAATTTTTAGAGAAGATGATGATGCGATATTAAAATATCTTGATGATGATGGTATTTCTGTTGAGCCTGAATGGTTTTGTCCTATTATACCGATGGTACTTGTTAATGGTGCTTCCGGTATTGGAACAGGGTATAGTACAAAAATTCCACAGTATAATCCAAGTGACATTATTAATAATTTAAGGCTAATAATGAATAATAAATCACCTGTCCCAATGATACCATATTACAAGAATTTTAAAGGAACAATTGAGCAAGTCAAACCAAATGAATTTATTGTCAAAGGTATTTATAATAAAATTGGTGATAATAAAATTCATATTACTGAACTTCCAGTCGGAACATGGACTACTCCTTATAAAAAATTTTTAGAAATAAAACAAAAAAGAGATGAAAAACATAAAAAGGCACCACTAATTGACGGATACGTATCAAATTGTTCTGACGATGCTGTTGATTATCTTATTAAAATGGATGAAGATAAATTAGAAAAATTAGAAAAAAATGGTAAATTAGAAAAAACATTTAAATTATCAAAATCATTAAAATTATCTAATATGCACCTATTTGATGTGGATGGACATATATCAAAATATAATTCACCTGTTGCAATATTGTTAGAATTTTATGAAACACGACTAAAAATGTATACGAAGAGAAAGGAATATTTGATTGGTAAAATTGGACGTGAGCTTGATATATTGTATTACAAAAAAGAATTCATTGAAAAGATACTTGATGATACTATTATCATCAAGAAACAAAAGAAAGAAAAAATTATAGAAAAATTGGTAGAATTAAAATTCCCAGAACTCGCTAGATCACCTAATGATCCGAATGATAAAAAAAATTATGAATATCTTATTGATATGGCTTTACTTAGTTTGACAGAAGAAAAGATTGAAGAATTAAATAAAAAATATGATGATAAAAAAGAAGAACTTGAAAAAATAAAAACAACGACTGAAATAGAACAATGGTTAGTTGAATTAGATGAATTAGAAAAAGCATATAATTCATGGATTAATAAACAAAATGGTACTGGCTCGTCCAAAAAAGTAATTAAAAAAGCTGTTATTACAAAGACGACTGCCACTGGGAAAAAAAAGAAATAATTTTATTTATTTGATTAGTTTATTTTTTTGATGTTATGGATGTTGATATCTTAGGCGAAACTGATACTGTTGGTTTAGGTGAAACTGATACTGTTGGTTTAGGTGAAACTGATACTGTTGGTTTAGGTGAAACTGATACTGTTGGTTTAGGTGAAACTGATACTGTTGGTTTAGGTGAAACTGATACGGTTGGTTTAGGTGAAACTGATACGGTTGGTTTAGGTGAAACTGATACTGTTGGTTTAGGTGAAACTGTTACTTTTGACTTTGATGAATATTTATTTTTTAAACATGTAACATATTTAGATGAACATGTCTTTTTAAACGAATCACTTATAAAATAACTGTATAAAGCATAAATAACTAAACCAATTAAAGCAATTTTAAGGATCATATTTATATCAAATTTATCAACAACATCATTAATATAATTCCCACCACTTGACGTTGAAAATAATTCGCTTGTCGCTGATATCGAATTGTCATGAATATTTTTTATTATTGTGTTTCCAGCACTACCACGAACATTAGTAATAAAATTTGAAAATCCTAATGTGTCTGTTAAAGATTCTGTGTTCATTATTTTGTATATATTATAATAATACTATTATTTTTTTCGTTATGATTAAATTATTTTTATTTTTATTGATAATAATCTAATTAAACATTTGTCATTTAATCTGACACAATAACATTATAAATGTGTTTATATTCATGCAATTAACTATTTTAATTTGTGATGGTTGTATATTATCCTAAAAGTTTCACACATAAAATAGTCAAGATGTATTATACTTCGTTTCCCTTTGTTTAATCTTGTCTCTGTCTCAGAACTAACTTGAATAATATTATGTAATAAGTTAGCGTCAAATTGTTTTGAGTCGATAATTTTATTAATTATTTCGTGTAATATATTGATACCAGGAACATTAGTTGTAAATATATTATATAAGATATTTCTGACAGTTGGAATAAGTTGATCATTTAATACTGTTTGTGAAATGTCAGGTTTTTTAAACAATACCATAAATTCAACCAATTTATCAAGTGATTTTTTCCATGACAATTCATAATCATTTATACCATATCTTGATAAATCTAATATCCATAACGTTTTTTTAATATTAAATCCACCCGCATTAATAATCTCATCTATTTTTGTCCGCGGTAATACATTTTTTTCGTGTAACATTATATGGTATATTAAATTGATCATATCATTATATGTGGGCGCAGGAATTCTTATATCTAAACATCTTGATCTAATAGGATCTATTATTTTTGAAATTTGATTTCCACATAATATAAATCGACACGTTTTATGATATTTTTCCATCGTGCATCTAAGAGATGTTTGTGCATAATAATTTAAATTGTCGATATTATTAATAAGTACAGTACGATATTGATATTTATTGTATGAAACATTCACAATATTTTTCTTGGCATATTCTTTTACTATTTCCTGGATTAGATATTTATCTAATCCAGTATTATTTGGCTCTATGACTAGATGATATTTTGATTGTTCTATTTTTTGTTCTACAGGACTATTTCCATACCCCTTAATTAAGTAAGTTTCAATGAATGTATCATTAACTGTATCATCATATATATCTTTTAATAATAATTTAACGAATGTGTTCTTACCACAGCCAGGAGGTCCATGAACTAATAAATGTGACATTTTTTCGTATTTTTTATATATTTTTGGTTTCGTGAAATGAAATTTATCAATTAAATCATAACGTTTATTTTTAATGATATCTTTTAATTCATCTAAATCACGTTGTCTATTATTTTGATTAGATCCAATTATTAAATTATTGTATATATCTTTGTGGATAATAATATCATCAATATTACTTATGTTATATTTGTCAACTAGAAACATAGCAGATAATAACATATATTTATTCAATCTTTATACAATTTAAAATAATATCAAATTTTTTTATCAGAAAAAATTTGATATTATTACGCGTTATATCAATCAGATAAATTATATCTGATATACTTATATGCCACAAGAAGAATCTTATTATGGTGGTCACATATCAATTAAAAATGGTGTTGTGTCAGCTATATTACAAATAAATGAAATTGGCGGAAATATGATTCAAATATTTATTTCGAGTCCTGTTAATGTCAAAAGTACACTTAGTAAAGCGTTGTTAGAACCTAATGAATGTACATTAATTAAAGAAACACTTAAAACTACTAACTCGAAAATTGTTGTCCATCTTCCATATGTGATTAATATTGCTAAACCGTTGTATCAGGATATATCTAAATGTTGGTGGATTGATACTATTTGTAAACAATTAACTGTCAGCGATTCGATCGGTTCGATTGGATGTGTAATTCACGTTGGTAAATATCTTGAATTGACTGAGTTAGAAGGGTTAGACAACATGTTCAAATCATTGGTATTTGTCACAAATTATATCAAAGAACATAACTTAAATACACATATAATATTAGAAACATCATCAGGTCAAGGTTCAGAATTATTATCAACTAAGAATAATAGTTTAAGTGATTTAGCAAATTTTTATAATAGATTTAATGATGGACAAAAAAAATATCTTAAAATATGTGTGGATACATGTCATATATTTGTAGCCGGATATGATATTAGAAAAAAAGAACAGGTTAAACAATTTTTTAATGAATTTAACACATTAATTGGTATAGAAAATTTAGATTTAATACATTTAAATGATACTAAATCAGAATATAGTAGTAATTTAGATAGACATGAAAATATTGGTGATGGCAAAATTGGATTAGAAGGATTAAGACATATTATTAGGTATGGAATATATTATAAGATACCTTTGATATTAGAAACGCCGGATAATTACGAACAAGAAATAAAATTAATAAATAAAGTTAAGAATGGTGTTGATAATTGGAAATCGAAAAAATAATTTCTAAAATAATTATATTACAATGGAAACTTATGATTTGGAATTTCTGATAAATTTACTGTATGAGTATAATTATGTTAAAAAAACAGATAAATGTTTTGATGTTAATGATATCACGTTAGATGATATTAAAGATATTGACAACATTAAGATTATACCACCACCAAATAAAATAAATGCATACATAAATCAAATCTTTAATATTGATATTAATTATATTAAAAAATATGGACAAGATTATGTATTTTCAAGAGTTGGACCATTAAACACTACGATTTCAATTAGACCTTATATAAGTGATGAATCAAGAAACGATGTAAACTCAGAAGATAATAAAAATAAACAAATTAGTTTTATTTTAAGTGATCTCGTTACTAAAAAATTAACACGACATATTTTGTTACCAATTTTAAATATTGATATACCACTTAAAAATTTGATTCCATTTCTTCAAAAATATCCTGATCTCGAATTAAATAAATCAAACTCTAAATATTTATCAATTTCAATTTCTGAAAGATTTTTTAAAATGATGACACTCGACGAATATCTAACAGAAACAAATCTTAAAATTATGAAACCTACTGACTTCCTAAATATTATTTTTCAAGTTATTCATGCGTTAGCAGTTATAAGAAATAAATATCCTAAATTTAATCATAACTTATTAAACACGGAATCAATCAGTGTATATGTGACAGATAAAAATGATCATGAATTTATTTATAAATATGATGATAAAAATATTAAGATTAATTCATGTGGTGTCATAATTAAAATCGGAAATTTCAATTTGGCAGAAATTAATTCGACTAACAATGACGATGTAAAAACATTTATGAATTCGTTATTAGCAAATAATAACGTTAAAGAATATCTTAAAAAAAATTCAACAATTGAAAATTTTATTATAGAATATATTAATATGAAACCAGAACAAATAATGAAAAACCAAAAATTTATAAATCAAATCGGTGCCGGAAAATCTAAAAAAATAGTTCAAGATCTCATAGACGATGATACTAAAATTGATTTTATTGGTGGTAGACGTAAATTATTTATGTCTAATCGTGAAATAAATAATAAAAACACAACTAGTATTTCAGAAGATGATAAAACAGTTAAACCAGAACAAAAACAAAATACAAAAACAGAGCAAAATCAAAATACAAAAACAAACACAACAGGAATAAATAAAATTGCTTCGGCATTTGGGATAAATAATAATGAAATATCAAATTTAAATCAAACATCACCTCAAAATCTTCCATTAGTCACACCTGATATGGAATCAAACATAAATTCATCAAATACTGGATCAATGCCGATGCAAGGAATGCCAATGCAGGGAATGCCGACGCAAGGGATGCCGATGCAAGGGATGCCAATGCAAGGAATGCCCGGAATGATGCCAATGCAAGGGATGCCAATGCAAGGGATGCCGATGCAAGGGATGCCGATGCAAGGGATGCCGATGCAAGGGATGCCGATGCAAGGGATGCCCGGAATGATGCCAATGCAAGGGATGCCGATGCAAGGGATGCCGATGCAAGGAATGCCAATGCAAGGGATGCAACCAGATATGATGCAAGGGATGCAACCAGATATGATGCAAGGGATGAATCAAATGTCAAATGTTCCGCCCATGAGTATGATTTCATCATTTAATGGAACACAAACTCAAGAGGGTGGGAAAAAAAAATCAAAAAAAACAAAAAAATCCACGGACAATTTTTTTTTTTGAAAAATAAAACTCGACGATCTATTCCCGTGTATAAAGGGATATTGAATAATCAAGATGGTGGAGTTAGAATGATTCCTGAGTATAAGGACGCAAAAATGACACCATTTAAAACAAATCAAGAACAAGACGCCGAGAAAAAAGAGAAGGATGAAGCACAATTTTTCAAAGATTATAAAACTTCGATTAGGGAACAAACCGCACAACCAGATACATTATTAGAATTTAAATTAAATCAACCAAAACCAGTTCAACAAAAACCACTAACACAACAAATATATCCATCAGCATACGTACCAGTAGCGAATCCATATTATCCAAATGCAACTAATGTCGCGTTCCCATGGCAATACACACCAAATAATGTTCCAATTATTAAAAATTATAATATTAGTTTGGGTGGTCCAAATGATGATGTAACAAAAGTGGCAAATTTATATGAAGATATGTTACCAAACGTAAGTAATGTACCAACAAATACATTTAATACTGTTAAAGAGCGTATGGTAATACATCATTATGTTAGATCAATATTTATAAAGACAGGGGATGGTGAAGAAGTACTAATTGGTGGGGGGAATGCTGTGAATACAAATTCTGAAATAACTAATTTATTATCACATATAAAATTATTAGAAATAAATCCATATCATCATAGTAGACAAACAGATAATCCGTATAGAACATTAGCAGAAAACTTTGTAATGTATAGATCATGTTATCCAATCAAGATGGGTAATTATAATGTTGTTGAATGTTCTAAATCTAGTATTGGAATGAATATACGTATATACTTGCTATCAAAATATGATGATGATATTAATTCGTCAGCCATATTATCAAGATATAATTCTGACATATGGAGAGAATTAGATTATTATCAATATATCAGGGATGAAATAATTAAGCCAAACATATCACCAAACTTTATCGCATTACATTCACATTACATGACAAAAAATACAGGTATTAATTTTGATAAATTTAATACAATACGTGGTAAAATAGATATTAAAAATTTAAATATTTCTAAAATGAATGCTGATGTAAAGAATAATTTATATGTTAGATACATTAAAGATTATTATTTTAATGATAAAGATGTTAAAGTGACATTCGATGATTTAATAAAAGAAAATATTATACCAGTGAAATCAACACCAAGATCAGTAACAGATATTGAACGTAGAACAGTAACGGATAAGCGTGTTGATGAATTGATTATATCAAATAAACTTGTTCATTATATGGATTCTGATAAATGTTTAGTTATGTTATCTGAGGCACCAACACAAAATTTCTTAGATTGGGCGACAAGAACATATCAGATCGGAAATGGACCGATACGGAAAATGGTACAAAATGGATATCATGATGACAAACTATGGGAATCAATATATTTCCAGCTACTACTAAGTATGTTAATTATGTTTGATAAGAAAATTATGTTTACTGATTTCAGTTTAAATAATAATGTGTATATCAAAGATCTTAAACAAAATGATCAAAATATTGGTATATGGAAATATATTTATGACGGCATCGAATATTATGTACCAAATTATGGATATTTGTTGATGATCGATTCAAATTTTGCCGAAATTAATGGGACGACAAATAAATTATCATCTTCATATGATCCATCAGCAATTAATTTTAGAATCAAATCAACATTATTAAAAGATAAAAATGATAATGGTGAGATATATAAATTATGTGTCAAAAATATGATAAGAGTGTTCGGTAGTGATAACTTAGGACGGGAATTTACGAATTATGGAGGAGTTCCACCGACACCTGAATTCATCAAAAAATTAGATACAATTGTTAGCCACTTACGATCTATCGAAAATAAATATTTAACAGCATGGAATCCTGCAAAAGAACAAGAATTTATTAATGAAATTAAAAATATTCCAATTGATTTAACAACACAAAATGTATTTAACATGGTACATAGTCGCGTTGGTATGCCAGTTAAAGATCAAGAAAAATCATATATAGGTGATCGTTTCGATGGTAACGCAAAATATGGATCAATTGTGTTACGCAAAATATCATTAACATTCAGTACATTTGCTATTTTCTTAGGTAAGGGAACCATTGATGGTCAATATTCAGTGCTAACAACACACGAACCAGTATTCGGGAATGAAGATAAAAAAATATTTATTAAACAAAATATAGATCAAAATAGTCTTGTGAATTATTTTGGACAGCCGGAACATTCATACGAACCTGGAAAACAATATAATGTTTTAGAATCATATTTAATTTGTCTTCATCAATAATAAAATTTATTTCATATCATGTAATGAAATAAATTATTATTAATCGCAATCATTTGATCCACAAAATAAAATTTTATAACATATTATATTATAATGAAATCAAGCAAACAAATATATAATAATATCGGCTACGAATCAATTAATAACAAGCAATGTCACGCTGAATTTAATAGTGCTACATCAACACATCCAAAACTTGATTTAGCGTCGAAAAAAACTGATATATTAGATGTCGTTAGTTTTGCACCATTCCTGATGTGGAACGAACATGAATCTAAATATTTTGAAACATTAGGTGGATCAATAAATAAATTAGCTATTAATGATAATAATATTTATGATGTTAATCAAACTTGCAATGATAACGATGATTATGTTGATGTAATGAAAGAAGCATATTTTTCTGCAGAAAATATGGACATCTTGCAAAATATGATTATTAAAAATGTTTTTTTTCAATCTGGAAAAAAATTAAGAATTAACAAATTAAAATCACCAAATTTAATTCAATGCATGAATCACATGTGGATGAATCATTGTAGATATCTTCCATATGATCTAAAAGAACAAATCCGTGAGTTGGATCACAAAGTTGTTGAATATTTAGTCCCTATGTTACTTCAAGAATCAGAATTTTATTTTAATTATTTACGAGATGCTGATAGATCAAATTTACCACCATTACCAAGACCTATAATGGTAAGTAGATCAAGAAAACAACAGCTTCCGAGTTTTTATAAATAAAATTAATTAATTTTATTTATTTAACGAGTGGGCGATAGGATTTGAGCTTCCGAGTTTTTATAAATAAAATTAATTAATTTTATTTATTTAACGAGCGGGCGATAAGATTTGAGCTTCCGAGTTTTTATTTATTTAACGAGCGGGCGATAAGATTTGAGCTTCCGAGTTTTTATTTATTTAACGAGCGGGCGATAAGATTTGAGCTTCCGAGTTTTTATAAATAAAATTTATTTTATTTGTGGTGAAAATAAAATACTTTATATTTAAAGTATTTTATTTAGTAAAGTTACAAAAATGTTTAATTGTCTGCATAAACGAAGATTGTACCGCAAGTGCTAAGAGTGGCTTTAGTGTTAATTTGGTTGTCAGTTATGATTGGATAACTATTATTAGCAACTAAGTTAGCGCGTCTTGGGATGTAAACGAAGACTGATGGGGCATTAGCAATAATCTTTTGGGCTGTGTCTCTTGGATACTTGAATAAATAAGTCATATGTCCAAGAATGATATTGTTGTCTTGCCATTTTTCAAGAGCAACCGCAGATCTAAGATAGTATGTCTTAGTATCATTTTGAGTATCTTTGTGGATGTAAGCGTGAATTTCCATAGTATTATCATAATTGATATCAATACCATTGATTTGTTGGTAATGTCTTGCCGACGCTGATAATTCAGTGAATCCAAATGGTGATAATTGAGGATTCGCGACCTTAATTGGTAATCCAGCGAATCTACGAGGAACATAGAAGACTAATGGTCCACGAGTATCAATAATTTGAGTCGCTTTTGGAACAAAGACGCCGTTTTCCATGTAGAATTGTATTTGATTATTTGCATCTGATAACGAATAAACTTGTCCATCAACTTTAATTTGAGGAAGTTTGTATGTGATGTATGGAATTGATGTAATCACTTGAGGATTAACTGGGAGATTGAATGGGTTGCTGGTGACCATTCCAAAGACGGGTTGTGTTGATACGATAATTGGTCTGTACGAGAATATCGCGAATAAACGACGTAATATAACACCTTCGTCGCTAAGATAAAGCATATCTGGGTTATCAACAGATGAAATTCTGCATTTATCGATATAAGCATTAAATTCAATATTTGCGGGATCGTAATAGTTACCATTACGAAGGCTGTACACGTTTCTCCAGAGTTGGATTTGAACTTCGGTTCTGCTCTTGATATCTTTCATTGGAGAAGCAACATCACAAACAGTATCGGAAGGATCAACAATCATGGCATAAAAGAGATCATAATCTGGTTTAGTGATAATACGTTCTTTGTAATATCTGGTGTTCATGATACCAGCAATACTTGCATATAACATACGCTCTTCAACTAATGGGATTTTAGGTAAGAATAATGCAGCAAGAACAGGATGAACATAATTGTTAACATCATGTTTGTCAGCTTTATATCTTCCATTCATTGCTTCTTCAGCCATATCAGTGTAAAGCATAGTTTGGATGATGATAAACGAATGAAGTTGTTTATATACTCCAGCAATTTTCAAGATATCTTGTAAATGGGCAAAATCTTCTGAATTTGCTGGTTTAATTCCATCAGATGATTCTGTTACTGGATAACCTAACACACGGCTAAGATTAGTATTTGGATATACAACATTAGTTCCAGATAATGGAATTGTATTAAATAATTTAGCTTCGAAACGACGTCTAATTTCATCAAATTCTTCGTCGCTAAGTTCGTATCTCTTCTTATATTTTAATGCACGTTTGATGAATTTGCTAAGTGACATTGAACCAACATTAATACCACGTTTAACACAATGACGTTCAAAACCAGCCATGAATGCTTCAGCAACTTTAGTAATTTTTTCTCTGCGCTCCGTAAAATAGTCCATTACTGCGTCAACGACAGTATCATCAGAAGAATATTTTGTTCTGAGTTTATTGATTAAATCGGGTGACATATCTAAAACACCTGATTTGAGCAAATGTTGTACTTCTTTAATAGCGGTCTCATTATGTAATTCTGATATTTCAGTTCTCGCTTGTTTTTCACTCATATTAATATTTATATATATAATCATAACAAAATTATTTTTGATTTTATAATTCTTATATTATTTTTGCCTAATTTAAAGTATTTCATTGTGATATGGAAAAATTATATGTAATTTTTTTTATTAAACTATAATGTTTTCAATTATTATTGTGAACTTTCTTCATTATTATCTAATATTTGTTTTATTAAATTTATAAGGTCAGTAGTATCAATATCTATACGTTTTGACACACCATTATTTTCAGCACTTACTAATTTTTTAACATCATAATTATTTAAGATCTCATTTATATCATATTTAAAATGTTCTATATTTGTTATTTTTATTATATTTTCATACATTTTGTTATAATATTCATCGTAACTTTCTTCAGATAATACAATACAATTATTTTTTAAAGCTAAAATGACATCTGGTATTTCCAATATTGGTGCACCTTTATATTCATGAATATTTAGCACGATTTTACTTCTTGCATATAATTCAATGTTCTTATTAAATGTTTGGCTAATTGCAATTTTACAATTATATTTTTCATTTAATATTTGTTTTAACCATTCTCTTCGTTTATTGTTCACGTTCCCAATAAATAAAACATCAATATCTTTTTTAATTTTCGTTGTATCACCAACAATATTACTATCAAACATGTATGGGAGTACATACGTATTAATTCCTAAATCATATAATTTAATAGTATTCATAATCGAATAATCCATCACAAATATCGCATTTTTTAAAAAATTAATATATGTACTTATCCACATTTTATCGGTTGTAAATTGTTCAAAATTATAAACAATATATTTAATATTTGTTTTTCCATCTAATAATTTATTAGGCGTAAACACGATATAAATATTATCGAGTATCATTTGATTATTTCCATCACAATTTATCATTGACAACTTATCATGATCAAAAAATTGTTTGAGATAATTAAATAATGATTTTGTGATATGATAATAATTTTGGGACTGATTGAAGATTATAAGTTTTGTCATTTTTATATATTTAATATCAAATAAATATCTATATGTTATCAAACGTAAAATATTGAAAATATAAAGATATGATATAAATAATAAATACATATCATAATCTAACTATGTCAGAACAGACACAAAATGATCAATTAGAGCATGGAATAATTATTCATAAAAAACGTGGAAGAAAACCTAAATCACAATCTGATGATCATTCAAATATCAAACAAAAAAATAATAAATCTAAAAATAATAAACTTCAACCAGACGACGTTAAAATTAATATATCATTATCTAAGGAAATTGATATCACGGATGAAGATATAAATGATGATGTGCTTGATACAGAACAAAATATTGATATTTGGATTAATAAATATAAACCCAAAAAATTAAATGAGATGATCGGGAACTATGACGAGAAAATTAAATTTAAAAAATGGTTGAATGGGTTTGATAAATCACCAAACCATACGGCAATTATAACTGGTGGACATGGCATTGGAAAAAATTTGTTGGCGAGATTAACACTTATAGAGGCAGGATATGTAATTAAAAATATATATAGCACTAGTCTTAAAAATAAATGTATAATATCAGAATTGGTACAACAATGCTCAAAAAATAAAAATGTGTTGTCATTTAACGATTCTTCGAACAGTGGGAACAAAAAATGTGCTGTGATAATCGATGACACAGAATGTATAACATTATCATCAGAAAAAGATAATCTTCTTGAGTTATTTAAGTTAAATGCTGAACATAAATTTTTCCCACTTGTGTTAATTTGTAATTTACAACATTCAAAACTTATCGATATCCTTAAAAAAACATCATTAAATATTAACTTGATGGCACCACCAGTTAATCAAATTAAAAATTATATCATTAGCATATGTGACAAAGAAAAAATGAAATTCACTGATGATAAAATATATTATAGTATTATTCGTTTTTGTCAATCTGATATACGTCGGTTAGTATTTGTGTTACAAGATATGTACTATACATTTAATAATTCACCAATCACATATGAAATGTTTAAACAATATCAGATGATGTCACAAAAAAAAGATATTGATGCAGGATTATATTATGCAGCAAGAAAATTGTTAGATGAGTATAAAAATATTAATGAATGTTTGCAATTATATGAAACTGAAAAAGTTTTGTTACCATTAATGATTTATGAAAATTATTATAAGAAAATTTTTAAACAAAATCTACCAGTTGATGATATTTTAAAAGTTATGTCTAATGTTACAAATTCAGTTAGTATTGGTGATGTGATTGAAACAAATATATATTCGGATCAAAATTGGTTTTTGCAAAATATACATGGTTTTTATACATGTGCAGATACTTCATATAATGTTAACATGGCAAATAAACAAAATAATAAAAATATCGAATATAATATGATATTTAGTGCCGATTTAAATAAAACATCATCAAGAAATATTAACAGGAAGAAAAATATATTACCTTTACAAAGTAAATTCAAAAATAAGAATATTGAAGATATTTTATTTGTCAACAAAATAATAAATGAATTAGATAAACTTAAAATGAATCAAACAATCAAACAAATCAAAAATATATATGATTTAGATAGTAAAAATGTTCAAATTGCTCTGAAAATTGATAAAACTAATGACAAAATTAATAAAGTAAATGATAAAAAAATTAAATTAAATAATGATGTTCAAGATGATGACCAAAATGAAAATAATGATGATAGTGAAATTATTTAGTAATATATGTTTTTAATTGATCATCAATTTCCTTTTTTTGTCTCTCCATTTTTTCTAATTTTTTATTATTTACATCAATAATCGTGTTAATTTCTTCTTTTTTAATTCCATCATTTACAGTCGTCCATCCATCATCATTTAATGTATCCTGTTTCGTGCGCTTAATTTTTAAAATCGGAATCGGGATTTCACTTTCATGTTCACTTTCTTTTGATTCTTTTGTTTCTATCGTTTCCTGTTTATCGACTTTTATAAGCCCACAAACATCACTATCTTTACTCCCAATACGTTCTTTTTGTTTATTTTTTCCATCATATCTAAACATACTTAAAACCTTATTACTTTTTTTCGGAACTATTTTCCGTACATTAGTTTGATCATGTGTTTCTTTATTTATTTTGACAACATTAGACCATGTATGTACTGGTGCTACTGGTGCTACTGGTGCTACTGGTTTAATTATTTGTTTTGTTATTATTGCATTATTATTTTCGACATGACCTGCTGGACCAAGAGCTGGAAAATTATTCAAATTAACAATCGGTGGTGCTGTTACTCGAATATAATTTTTTTTAGGACCATTAATATTTTGTCCTGATCTATCTGTGAATCGTTGATTTTGTGTGCGATGTTGGTATTGTTTATTAGCACTGTTATACGATCTGGGCTTATAAGCTTGTTCAGTTTGCATATTGATGATATTTGGATTTATCGCAATCTGGATATGATAAAAAAATTTCAATTTTTTTCAATATTATTGCGATAAGGAATTATAACTGTTAACATCCTATTTTTAATAGATTTTTCATACATATCTAAATATATGAGAACTTAACCATGATTAACTAATTATATAATAGGTGATGTCTGTATCAATAAATTAATAGAAAAAAAAATATATTTTTCATGATGTTTCACCTTTATGATTCCTTATCACAATAACATTAATTTTTTTTCTATAATAATGATATAATGGAAGGAAAATATATAATATTAATTATGGTGTTGCTGGTTGTATTAATGTTCGTTGGTGCCATGTCATATGATTTTTATATTAATAAATTTGTGTATCATGCACCAGGCTACTAAATATCTTGTTTATATGAAAAATATAATTTTTATATAACGATATACTATGAATGAATAAAGTTATTGGTAAATTAATATCAAGATCAAATAAACGTAAATATATAAAAATCAAAAGAAATCAATTGACGTTACTTGAGGCATTACTTAATGATGGTGGATATAGTAAAAAATATGTTGATAAATCAAATAATGTTAGATATTCAGAACATTCAGGTCATTTTGGTATAAGTAATTCTTCGATGGATAGAATTATTGTCAGTGCTAAAACATCGAGGGAAGATGATGATGATGCTGACATATTATTACCGTTAGATTTGAAAGACACATATGATTATGAATATTTTTTTCACACACATCCACCGACACCATTTCCAGGTGGCAGAGCAAAAGATGGTATTTTATATGAATTACCATCGATATCTGATATATTTCATTTTATTGATCATTATAATATGGGTAATACAATTGGTTCTGTTGTCATTGCACCAGAAGGATATTATATAATATATCCACGTGATTTTAGACTTAAAAAAATTAAATATGATGTCGAACTCGAGGAAGAAATATTCAATAAAATGGAATCAGAAAATGATGTCATACAATTAACTGCGCTTGAAAAATATGGATCGAAATTCACGGAGGATTATTTTTATAAGAAGATAGCGAATGATGATGAATATTTAAACATGTTTAATGATTTGGTAAATAAATATTTAGATAATCAAATAAAAATTATAATTAAACATAGATCAAAAGATAAGTTAACCAACAAATGGATACTAAAAGATTTATATCTACCGATTTAAAAATTATTTTATCTGTTACTTTTATATACTAGATATGAGTTATCAATTAATTAAAGTTCAGAAAAATCAATATAAAATATTTGGTTTAGTATTATCCGCATTCGCAATCGGATTTATATTATACAAAATATTTTTGAGCCATCCAAATAAAAAAGAACAAGAAAAATTCAATAATGATAATGTTCTTAACCCACCAGCGTTCAATAACAAGTCATATAATTTAGGTGTTTGTTCAAAAAATTGTTGTGCTACTCAATGGCCTGTCCCAATTAATCTTACAGAAAAATCGAATGTCAATCCAAAAGATATTGGCAATAAATATTATAGATCTAATTTAACATGCAACAATGGTGTTATAAATACTGGATGTGTATGTTTAACAAAGGGGTCAGACAAATTATTAGCAAATCGTGGATACGTGAATAAATTACCGATGGGAAATGGTTTGATTGATGAAGATAATCGTATTAGTGCATTTAAAATTATGGAAGATGAAGTACCGAGACCATTAAATGTATTCGGACAGACGACAGAGTTAACAGGTGTGCCAGATGAGAAATTTAGAACACATGGAAAAGTAGAAAATAAATTTGATAAGAAAGTTGATAAATTTAGGTCTGTTGAATCTGAAGAAGATATGGTTCGTAATTTTTATATGCCAATTGATACTAATGTGATATCGTTTGATAATGAAGCAATTAATGACGCACTTCTTAAATCTAATATTAGTGGGAACGAAATAACTCCAGAGACAACTGAGACAGAAAAAATGTTAATTAAACCGATTGGTTTCGAAGATAAAGATATCATAGTTGATCGTAAATAAATAATTAAGATTTAATAATTATTTGTTAGTTTTGTAAATAAAATCTATATCGAATTATTATTAGATATGGATTATTACCTTTTCCTAGTCGAAACAAAAAATGAATATACTATTCACTTGACTAACACACTTGCTCCGATAATGTATGATGGTATTGCATCGATATATGAAGACGCACATAACAACGCACCACAAAACGAAGAACTTAGATTATTTCAAACTTTATTAAAAAAAATTCCGGCATGGAACGATCATTTAATTGAGGAAGAAACAACAAGAATAATTAAATTATCACCAAAAGGAAATATTATTGATGATTTAATCAAAGCTGTAATAAAATCGAATATTATGGTTTTGACGAATACATCACCTGATAAGAAAGATAATTTAAGTATTAAACATGATATTACGACAACCAAATTTATTCATAATGCATATATTGAAATAGCAAGAAATATTTTCCAAAATCCATTTTTATTTGAACGAAATTGTAATAATATTGATATTAAAAGAAATCAGAGAGACGCGATTGACATCATAAAAAAATGTATAGAGCAGGCTATTCGAAAATTATTACCGATGAATGTAATTCTCCAAAATTATCTCGGGAAAACATTCGAAAATCAATCTGACGATTTCCAAAATCCTATTCCTGACTCAGATTATAATAATTTACGACATATGCTTAATAAAGATCCCATAAATAATGATGTAGCATACCAACTCGTCAAAAATAATGAAACATTTAAACCACATCTAAATGAGACTAAAATAAATCCACCTAAAAAAGAAACCAATAATATTAACATTAAAATAATGACACCAACAAGACCAAAAATAAACAATTCAAATTTAACACCAGATGATGTTGTCGCAAATAAAATCTTACAAAATAAAACTGACCAAATAATTAGAGAATCAGAAAAAAAAAGTGTACTTAAAACTAAAAATGAACGTCATTCACCATTAACAAATAAACATGATGAACCACCATTAGCAAATAAACATGATGAACCACCATTAGCAAATAAACATGATGATTCATCAGATGAAAAAAAAACGGAAATAAAAGATGATGATGGTGATACAAGTGTATCATATTATAAACAACAAGGAAATAAAATTATTGAAGTATATGATAATGAAAAACAGTCTAAAAAATCAGAACAACGAGGAGGTGCTAACTACAATGATATTTTAAATGGGTCAGTAAATTTGAAATCAATATTAGATGACATATCGTCAATCGATAAGAATATAAATATTGATAAAAAAAAGCAAGAAAAATATTTTAATAAAAATGGAAATTTATAAAAATCTCACGCGAATATATTATAATTAGATGATTTCAAAAAAAGAAATTATAGGTATTGCTATCACATTTGCTTTAATATATTTTATAATTTATGTCGATCATCGTCTGTCCCAAAAATGTAAATGTAAAGATTGTTATTTAAACATGAACAAAATATCACTCAAATCACCTATTATCCTAACTATTATGTGCTTCGTTATATATAAATTATCATTTTCTTATTTATCATCATATTTTGGAGGTAGTCTTAAAATTGTTAAACAAAATATAATAACAGATGTTGCTGATTTTTAGTGCGGATCAATAAAATAAAATCTTTCTATTTATAAGTCATATATATAACTTATAGATGGATATTGATATTCCTGGAAGAACATTAAAATTAGATGAATTTAATATTGATACACTTGTGTCAGACGAAAAAGGGGATTTCATTAATCCTCGTATCGCTATTATTGCGCCATCTGGTTCAGGTAAATCATGGGTTGTGCGAAGTTTGATGCATAAAATGAGAGATATTCCATGTGGTGTCGTCATCGCACCAACAGATGGTGTCAGTAGATTTTTCGATGATTTTGTTCCAAAATTGTATATACATCATGAATATAGACCTAATATAATACCAGCATTAATTGATCGTCAAAAAAAAATGATCAAAAAAAACCAAGAACGCGAAAAATTAGGTAAAAAATTATTAGATCCGCGTGCATTCCTGATTATGGACGATTGTATGGCTGACAAAGATAAATGGAGAAAAGATCCAATATTTCTCGAACTTATGAATCAGGGTAGACATTATAAAATAACTTTCATTCTTACAATGCAATATAGTATAGGCATTCAGCCTGAATTACGTTCTCAATTTAATTATGTATTTTTATTAGGTGATGACGTTGCATCAAATAGGAAAAAAATATGGGAACATTGGGCTGGTGTTTTCCCGAAACAAGATTTATTCGAAAAAGTATTTGCACATGCAACTAATAATTTTGGTAGTCTTGTCGTTAATAATAGAATTAAATCAATGGATTTAACACAAAAAGTTTTTTGGTTCAAGGCTAAGAAAGTTAATGATTTTATGGTTGGATCTAAAAAATATATTGCATTTAGTGAAACTAGATTCGATCCAGATTATGCTGAAAAAGGTCAATTATTTGATGTAATGAATTATGGTTGCAAAAAACAATCAAATATTATTGTTAAACTCATTAAAGAATAACACTAAACAAAATTTTTAGCACGTCCATCCAATCTAGTATTTAATCTACTTCTTGCGCCTATTCCTCTGCTCATCATCCATGGTGATGGTTTCGCGAACATTGAATTAAATATATCATCAATTGGAATTGGTTCATTTTGTTCATCCTTAAATGTTCTCGGAACATATCTATAATCAACATATGGTTTTGGACATTGATTAAACGTCTTAATTCTAATTATTTCATAAACAATAAATATTAAAACTATACCTAAAATAGTTAAAATAATTTTAAACGTATCCATTATATTATAATCACAAAATATTTTTATAGATCCGGAAATGTTAATACATCCTTGATATTTTGTTTGTCACATAATATCATGACTAGTCTATCGATACCAATTCCACAACCACCAGTTGGTGGTAATCCATGCTCTAACGCATAACAATATTCTTCATCTATTTGTTGTGCTTCATCATCTCCTTTTTTCTTTTGATCCAATTGTTCAACAAATCGTTGTCTTTGAACAGATGGAATGTTCAATTCAGAATATCCGTTCATTAGTTCTTTGCAATTAACGAATAATTCAAATCTTTCCGTCACATTTTGATTATCTCTATGTGGCTTCGCAAGTGGTGACATGATCGTAGGATGATCGCATACAAATGTTGGATTAATACACTGTGGCTCAATATAATGTTCAATCATTTTATCAATAAGTTTTGCAGTGGTTTTCGCCTTCCCGATATCAACATGATTAGCACCACACAAATTTAATAAAAATTGATTGGCTTCATCTGTTGTTAAATCTGTCGGAAATTTAGTTAATGTTAACTTTTCTAGTTCAGGAATAACTTCGATTCTTCTAAATGGTGGCTTGAAATCAACTTCTTTTTCCCATACCATAATTTTATCTTTGTTGTGAATTTTCATTACCAATGTCGATAAAAATACCTCCATCATATTCATTAACTCATAATAATCTGTATGTGCCATATAAAATTCACATGTTGTAAATGATGGCATATGTGTCTTGTCTATCCCTTCATTCCTAAATTGCATTCCAATCTCGTACACCCTTTCAAGTGTACCAATCACTAACCGTTTAAGATTTAATTCTGGTGCTATCCGCAAATACATATCACGATTTAATTCATTATGATGTGTAATAAATGGTTTTGCATTTGCGCCAGACGGAATTTTATTTAGTATTGGTGTTTCAACTTCTAAAAATGATTTATCATCTAAAAATTGTCTTAAAAATTTAATAATCTTTGTTCTTGTTATGATCGTATTTTTAGCATTTTCATCCAACATATATCGTAAATATGGATGTGTATACATATTTTCAGTATTAATTACTGATTGTGCATCTATACTTTGTAAAGTATGTAGGCATGGTGATATCAATCGAACTTTAGATGCTAGTAATGATAATTCCCCACGTGGAGTTTTATATGGATATCCTGTCACTTCGATGTTATCATATTTCCATAGTTTTGGTAATACAGTCTCAAAGTTATCAGATAAATATTTTTGTCTCATAACAACGATTTGTAATTTAACATTATTGTTAATGATATCAATAAAATATAAATTTTTTGATTGTGATCTTAATCTAATAATTCGTCCACATATCAAGTTTATTTGATCTTCCAAACCTTTACCATTTTCTAAAGATCCACATAATTCTAACACTTTATCAGCTGTTATTGTTTGTTTAACGTCGGATGGATATGAATTTTGAATATCAATAATACGATCTGTCATTTGGTATAATAAGTTGACTTATAATTAAATAAATTAACGCAATAAGTATTTATTTCAATTTATTATTATGATGATTCGCTTGCGAATCATCATAATAATAAATTGGAACAAGTTGAATTACTGTTGCCTATGAGACGATGGTTTCAATTTATTAGTGGCAAGTCGATCACGAATGATTAACAAATTTGATCAGACATGCATAACTGTCCATAAAATGAATAACGTAACAATATTATTCATTAAACATATTAAATTAATTAATTTCTTTTTTTTGATAAAATATATAACCTATCAAATGCTTTCGTTAATTCATCAACAGCCTTTAATTTTTTATTATTATCGTTAATTTTATTTTCATATCGTTGAAATTCATTTATTTTATTGTCAATATTTTTAACTAATTGTTCGGTCGAATACCATAATCCGGATTCGACAATATGAATAATACTACTGGGATTCATTTTTTGTAATCGATGACAATCATCATAAGCTAGTTCGTACGTATCGTAACTTCCTAATATTTTTTGACCACAATCATTAAATATTAGACAAATAAATTTTTTATCCATAAAATGAATGATATTACAATATTATTCATTTAACTTAAAAATTTCAATTTATTCACTCTTTGGTTTCACTGTTTCCTCATCACTTACTTTTGGTTTCTCTTCCATAACATTCATTACATTAACTACTTCAATTTGACCATCTTGTTTATTACCCTTTTTTCTCTTTTCTTCATTCTTCATTTCTTTAATCTTCTCATCCAACTCTTGTTGCATTTTGCGTAATCTGTTAATACTTTCGTCTGTATCTTTCTTTTGTTTATCCAAATTTTCTTTATTATTTTTTAGACCATTTTTCATTTCATCTAATTTTTCTTCTTCTTTTTCGATATGTTCTTTTTCAACAACTGAAACAGAAGGAACGGTTTCGGTTTTATTTATTATTTTCTTTTTCTTTGCAATTTCAATTGTTTCTAATGCTTTTTCTTTTTCTACTCTAACTCTTGCCTCTAGATGTTGTTTCGCTTCTGTTTGTTGTTCCTTATAATCCTTCATCAATTTATTTAATTCCTTATCTAAATATTGACTATTCTTTGCTTTTTCTGGATCATCTTCGAAAGGACACCATTTACCGACTTCAGCGATATAAATATTATGGTATGGATCTATTTCCTGTAAATATTTGCATCTTTCTTGTGCGTCTTCGTATGTATCAAAACTACCTCTAACTTTTATACCTTTAATCGTCATATTTTTATCTCTTTTTTCTTCCACTATCGAACTAGGCATGAGAAATGAAATACATACAAATTTTTGTCCAGTTATGATTGGATCTTCAGTTAAATAATCAGCGATCTTTTTTGGCATTATGTTTATAATATTATAATAATATTTATTAATCTTTAAATAACGTACACGATAAATTATTCTAATTATAATATATTATGCAAGATTTTAGACCAGAAATTCAACCATTGCGTAGAATATCAAATACATCTGCCGTACCACAAACATCTAGTTTAGCACCACAAGTTATATCAACTGTAACTGATCGTCCAGAAATTCAACCATTGCGTAGAATATCAAATACATCTGCCGTACCACAAACATCTAGTTTAGCACCACAAGTTATATCAACTGTAACTGATCGTCCAGAAATGAATCATTCATTATATTCTCAACAGTCACAACAGTCACAACAGTCACAACAGTCACAACAGTCACAAATTAATACTGTTCCATCATTACAATTATTATCATTGAGACAACCCCTCCGACCGAAACCGATACGTTCAATTATACCAAAACAATCGCAACAATCGCAACAATCACAACAGTCAATTTTACGTCAAAGTCATACACCTAATGTTAATAGTTTAAATCCTATAATTAATAGTCGTGATACTCAAATTAATTCACCACAAATACCATCACCTTCACCTTTAAATCTAGTTGGTTCTCCACAAACTACGCAACGCGTTTCGCCATCAGTTACCCCATTCCCACTTCATCTACGTAACGATACAGTTCCATTACATATGTTATCAACAAGACTTACACCATATACAACGGCGACGCAACCACAATTTAATCAATCTGTTCAACCATCACCTCTTCCAACATCACCACACACACCAATGCATGATCCACCACGTGACATATCAATAAGTGGATCACTAAATGAACCATTAAGTGGTTCAAC